GGTCAGGAGTCGTTGTCTTCTTGAATGACTTGAACAGCTTGCCAACCTCAGCTTGAATGTTGTTGTCGATCTTGCTGTAGTCCACGCCTGTGATCTTGCTGACCTCGGTGTCAAGACGTTTAAACAGGTCACGCTCAACCTGCTCAACCTGTGCGTTGATCTTGTACGACAGGTTGCGTGTCTCATCCAACGCCTTAGATGCAAGCGTGTTCGTTGATGTCACGACAGTTTGAGCATTGCGAACCTCCAGCAGTGCGTCATTCACCATCGTTGCCGTCCCTGCGGGGATGGTCACTGATGTTGCTTGCTTGGCGCTGATCACGCCTGTAGACAGGGGAGTGAGGTCACGAATTTCTTCGATAGAGATGCCGCCGTTGTTGACGATGTCATGCAGGACGTTGACAACGTGAACCTTGTCGGTGCTGACCTCCGAGCCGTAGCCTGTTTGCACGAGAGCGGCATTGAGCTTGCCTGTGGAGATGAGCGAAAGAGCCTGAGAAATTTTTGTGTTTGGTGTTGATGTAGCCATGATAGGAAGCCTCCTGATTTAAACGATTTGAAACTGATCGAAACTTGCACTTGAGATCGTGCCTTGTCCATGCGAACACCAAGGCAGACCAGTCGATGACCACTTGGCGGTGAGTCGAACCTTGTAGCCGCACGTTGGACACTGAGCCAACAACATACGAGTTGATTGCACTTTGCGAACAGCGTTGATGTTCAGCTTGGCGTGTGGGTAGTCGCCCAATGATTGAATCAGTGGAGCGAAGTTGTCTTTGAACGTGTCACCGGCGACAGTCTCAGTGACCTTGCCTTCAAGCCACAAGGCACGAACGCAAGGCACGAAACGTCCACGATGACCGTCACCGTCAGTCGCCGCATGGGACAACTCGTGGCAGAGAATTGCGAACGCCTCGACAGCGTCATCAACGACAGGGCTGATGCAGATTTCATGGTGACCATCGCTTGATGCAGACGGTGACCAATGCTCGCCGATGGCACGGTGTTGCGAACGAGCCTTGCTCGACGGGAATCCGCAGGTAACCCTGATCTTTTCTGGCAGTGGAAAACCGTTCGCATTGAAGATCGAGCGAAGCTCTTCCACGGCGTGGGCAAGCCACTCTTCACGGTTGATTGCAGTCATGTTTAAACCCCTTTGTGATTGAGAGCCTCAGTCACAACGTGACCAAGGTAGACACCGCCGATGGCGATAACGAAACCCCACAGCAAACTGCCGTCGAGGTGAGAGAAACCAGCAAAAAGAAAAGCCGCTGACATGAGCGACATAACGATGTAATACATGGATAAGCCTCCATAAAGTTGAACAAGACCTGCTCTCGCAGGTTTCGGCTAATCAAGCCTCATCAGTTGCCCTTGGGTAATTCATCGTTCGCAATCTTGTACTTGATTGACTCACCACAGTCAGCGCCAATATCCAACAGGCGTTTCATCGCAAGATCGAATGCCTTGCTCATGGTGTAGGCGATCTCTATGTCGCTGACATCAGCGTTCGTGCCGCCACTTGACCAGTGCAAGGTGACCTTGGGTTCGGCGCTGAGGCTGTAGCGTTCGATGATGTAACAAATACCCTCTGAACCCCAGTGAGTGGGAGCCGAAAAGGTGTAGAAGATTTCGCCGAACGGCTTGCCGCCGTGGTTGCGAACGGTGTTGTTGACTGTCTCTGTCACGTTGAATTTGCGAATCATGTTTAAACCTCTTTGTGTGTGCCGTTGATGATGGTTTGTGCGTAGGCAATGCAAGCCAACGCAATGTCTTTGTCGCCCTGTGCGAGCGCCTTGTACGCCTCTTCAAGCGCCTCTGCGAGTAGTTGAATGTCCTGTTTCATGCGTGAGCCGCCTTGCCCAGCGATACCGTGTTGAACAGTTCTTGGTAATGCTCCATGTGGAACACAACTCGTTGCCAGTTGGTTGCGCTGGGGTGATTTGCGAACGCCTTTTGCGATGCAATGAGAACGCTCTTGCTGTGGTTTAGCTCTTGTGATGGTGTCATGGATAGCCTCCTGTTGATTGATGCGGATTGCATCCACAAGCGCACTCAACGAATGCACTTGAAGTGGAATCCACTTGCCGCCCTTATTCACGAGGACGGTACATGGGGACAGTGCCTTGCGTCCGCTCCTCTCAGAGCGGTCAGATCGTTCGCTGGTTGCCCCCGAATGGGTAAGTGGTAGGCGTGATGCGAACGGTCAACGTAGGTGACTGTCGTAGTCAAGAGGGCTGTTGCTCCCTGTCGATCCCCTGTATGTGTAGGTGGGTGATCAGTCGGAAGCCTGTACCTCTCGGGCTGTCTGCTCGGGCTAGAGTGTTTGCGAGTCACTCATCGAAGCCGTCTTTGTCGTTTGATGCAAGCACCAAACTGAAGCGAATGCTAGCACGTTTACACCGCCTTGCAACACCTTGCGAACAAAAAAACCACAATTTCTGCAAATCGTTATAAATCAATGACTTACGAGCGTTTCGGTCAGCTCCAGCTCATCAAAACTTACTAAAGTATTAATTTTGGATTTGAGGGCAATGAGTACTTGTGTTTTCAGTGCGAACGGTAGGCTTGACGGCAAGGCGAAGCCGAATGGACAAGCGCTTGATAGGCAGTGACTGCTGTAGGTGAGAGGCGATAAACATGAGCTTGTGGTGAGCTTGTGCAAATCAGTGTTTAAACGCTCTTTGTTGTTTGTAAAGTCTCGCCGCACGTTTGCACTCCGCAACGGTGGCTGATGCAATCACCGAAACGTGAATGTGCGAACGAGTTGCGTTGTATGCGTAGCGTTGAGAGAATGGCGTTTGCAAATGCAGAGTGTTTAAACCGTGCAGAGGAGAATGAAACATGAACTCAAACAAACAAGATGCGAACGAAATCGATGCAAGCAATCAAGTGTTCGCAGATGCAATCATTGACGGCGAACGAGACTACAGCGAAGCGATACGGCAAGCCGCTTTACAAGTAGAGGTAACAAAGAGAGGCGATGGCAAACCATATGGACATAAGCCACTAGAAGATGAAGTCGCCGAGAGTAAGAAGACCACTGCCAAGATGAAATTGTTCGCATCAGCCGTGATGGAAGGATTGAGCCCTGCGGAGGCTTATCGCAAGGCATATGACTGCTCCAACAGTACGAATGCCACGGTGATTGCAAATGCGAACAGGTTGTTAAACGACAGCAGAATTACTTTACTACTTGAGCCTGTCTTTGAAGCCAAACGTGAAATGGTGATCAACGATGAGCTTGCCACGAGGCGATTCATCATGCAGGAGCTGTTCGAACACGCCAAGAACACTGAGAAGGTAAGCGACAAGCTCAGGGCGTTAGAGATGATGGGCAAGTCGATAGGTATGTTTACTGATGCAGGTGATCGTGAGGAAGATGATCTGGATGTAGAGAAGCTCAAGAAGGAGCTGAAGGCAAAGATGGCATCGATGCTTAGCGTGACGTTGCCTAGTACAAAGCAGTAGGCTGTTTAAACACTGTTGCCGAGGAGAACAAGGCGGAAGCGGGTGATGTGCGCTAGGCTTGACCCCACCCATCCCCACCACCCTTTTTGTGACGGCTTCGACAGGCTGGCCTCTACACTCTAATCCACACATCCAATCCACAGATATAGCCCCCTTAACTTTTTTATTACAAACCCCCACCCCCTATATATTTTGAAAATCTTGTGGAGCCTTCCAAGGTTGTGCTTTACGCCGCTCCACATAATCAGAAATCTTGTGGAATCTTCCAAAGCTGTGCTTTGCACCGTTCCACATAATCAGTGATGGAAGTGTTTAAACGCATTTTGGTTTGTTTTTAAGCAAGATTGGTTTACATAGGCAAGCCAATTGGTGTATATTTCGTTCGCTAGCGCATAGTAACCGGATCATGCTCCTTCGCATAACGTAACTGTTGGGTCTGGAACTCCCTGCGCTAGTTCCTACAAGTGTGTGGATTGGCAGGTATGAAGCCGGTCATTGGGTGTAGGCAAGATAGGCTCTGTTGTAGCTACCAACCTATTTCCAGCCCTTAATCCCGGTGCTCTGTGTGAGTCGCAATCACAACAGTCCATACACTTGTTGGTGAAACTTACATCACGCCGCTATGCGTACCGAGGAATACCTTCGCTCTGTCCCTTGAAGAAATCGGTTTTTAGCCACCAACAACCCTTTAGCGGGGTGGAGAAGGAGTATCTCGTGTGGCTCATAACCACAAGACCGCTGGTGCGAATCCAGTCCCCGCTACCATACAAAATTGTTTAAACGTGCTATATTGCGAACGAATAAATGTTCGCAAAGGCACTTTATGAGAAAGAAAAGCAAACTGGTCTACGACTTCATTGTCGCCTGCCAGCAACTACGCAAGGTCACACCCACTTACAAAGAGATTGCCATTGGTCTTGGCATGAAGAGTAAGTCTGGCATCTTCAGATACATCCGTGACCTAGAGAAAGCTGGGGCCATCAGGATGCAGGCTGGCAAGATGCGAACCATAGAGCTGACCAATAAATCAGTCAACGACATTACTTGGCTATGAGTTTGCTGACCTCCACGGAGTTAGAAGAATACCTCCGCATGGTGGAGACGCTTCCGCCTGAACACGAGATGATCCCAAAGATTAAGCTTTTGCTTGAGGCTGATCGTCGTGAGCAATGCAAGGAACACTTCATTCCCTTTGTGGAGGATATGTGGCCCTCATTCATCGCAGGGCGACACCACAAGATCATGGCGGATGCCTTTGAACGTGTGGCGAATGGCAAGCTCAAGAGGCTCATCATCAATATGCCGCCCCGCCATACCAAGTCAGAGTTCGCATCTTTTCTCTTTCCCTCTTGGTTCTTGGGTAAATTCCCGCACAAGAAGATCATTCAGACCGCCCACACGGCTGAGTTGTCTGTGGGTTTTGGTCGTAAGGTCAGGAACTTGGTCAACACGGCTCTTTACCAGCGAATCTTTCCCACAAAGTTGTCCACAGACAGCAAGGCGGCGGGACGCTGGAACACAAACAAGGGCGGCGACTACTTCGCTATTGGTGTCGGTGGCGCTGTAACCGGCAAGGGCGCTGATGTTTTGATCATTGATGACCCCCATTCTGAGCAAGAAGCCATGCAAGGCGACCCAAAGGTGTACGACAGGGTCTATGAATGGTACAGCTCAGGCCCTCGACAGCGTCTTCAGCCCGGAGGGGCCATCATTATTGTGATGACACGTTGGTCAAAGAAGGATTTGACGGGCCAAGTCATTGCAAATTCCATCAAAAGAGATGGCGATGATTGGGAAGTCATTGAATTCCCTGCATTAATGCCATCCGGAGCCCCTCTTTGGCCTGAATTTTGGTCAAAAGAAGAGCTTGAGGCCATCAAAGCAGAGATTCCAGTCCCAAAATGGGAGGCGCAGTACCAACAAAACCCAACATCAGAGGGCGGTGCGCTGATTAAACGGGAAATGTGGAAAATTTGGGATAAAGATCACCCGCCGCAGTGTGAGTACACCATCCAAAGCTGGGATACGGCGTTTGAAAAACATAATCGGGCCGACTATTCAGCTTGCACTACATGGGGAGTGTTTAAACATCCTAACGAGCAGGGTATTGAACAGCCAAACATCATTTTGCTGGATGCATTTAAAGATCGAATGGAGTTTCCGGAGCTTAAAGCCAAGGCGTTTGAAATGTACAACGAGTGGGAGCCCGACACATTACTGATTGAAAAGAAAGCGGCTGGAGCGCCGTTAATTTATGAGATGCGCCGCACCGGCATACCCTTGCAGGAGTACACACCTAGCAAAGGCAATGATAAGATAGCCCGTGTAAACGCAATATCTGACATATTTGCGTCCGGCTTTGTTTGGTGTCCAGACAGACGCTGGGCTGAAGAGGTCATGGAGGAGTGTGCTTCGTTTCCAAACGGAGATCACGACGACTTAGTTGACTCAACCAGTCAGGCGCTGTTAAGGTTCCGGCAGGGCGGCTTTCTTCGTTTAAACACCGATGACGAGGAAGACTTTGTCCCACGCAGAAGAAAAGCGTCCTATTACTGAGGAACCTCATGATCGAAAAAAGTTTATCCCAAGCGCCAGCAGGACTCGGCTCCATCGATGAGGCAGATGGCCCGACTATTGAAATCGAGATTATCAGCGAGGATGAGGACGCTTCTATAGAAGATATTCCAGAGCCCTTAGATATTCCGTTTGATGCCAACCTTGCAGACTACATACCCGCAAGAGAGCTTTCATCAATTGCCAGCGAACTACTCAGCGATATTGATGACGATTTAAATTCCCGCAGAGACTGGATGCAAACCTATGTAGATGGTCTTGAGTTATTGGGAATGAAGATTGAGGAACGCTCGGAGCCTTGGGAGGGTGCTTGTGGTGTTTACCATCCACTTCTATCAGAGGCGCTGGTTAAGTTTCAAGCCGAAACCATCATGTCAACATTTCCTGCCGCTGGGCCAGTCAAGACCCAGATCATAGGCAAAGAAACCCCAGAGAAAAAAGAATCCGCCACCCGAGTTCAAGATGACATGAACTACGAGTTGACGGATGTGATGACGGAATACCGCCCTGAGCATGAGCGAATGATTTGGGGTTTGGGCCTTTCCGGAAATGCCTTTAAGAAGGTTTATTTTGATCCGGCGTTAAATCGCCAAACATCCGTTTTTGTACCCGCCGAAGACATCATCGTCCCTTACGGCGCATCCTCCCTACAGAACTCCCCTCGTGTCACCCATGTGATGCGTAAAACAAAGAATGAACTTGCTCGCTTGGTTCATCAGGGTTTTTATGTTGACGAAGAGCTTGGCGAGCCAAACAGTAGCCTTGATGAGATTGAAAAGAAAATTGCCGAGAAGATGGGATTCAAGGCAACAACTGATGACAGGTACAAGATTTATGAAACCCAAGTTGACCTCGACATTCCCGGATTCGAAGACTGCGACGAAAACGGAGAGCCAACAGGCATTGCCCTTCCATACATCCTCACCATTGACAAAGAAACAACAAAAGTGCTGGCTGTTCGCCGCAACTGGCGACCAGAAGACGATAGCCACCAAAAGCGAAACCATTTTGTCCACTACGGCTATGTCCCCG